CGCCCTGCATCTATGCAAGTTTTACCGTAGACCTTTGTACCTTGCTCTCTCATTTCATCCTCTAGCGAAAAACAAAAGAACTTACCATCTATGGTAAATACGATTTAGAATTAACGACGGCCAAGGCTTTAGAATTAGGTTTAACCTCCCCACATTAAAACAGTAACAATGAAACTAGAATTAATAATTTACCGCCACACGGCAAACACTAAACCAGATAGAAACATAATAGGCGATTTACACATAGATGGTAAGTTCTTTTGTTTTTCGCTAGAGGATGAAATGAGAGAGCAAGGTACAAAGGTCTACGGTAAAACTTGCATAGATGCAGGGCGTTACAAAGTAATACTAACTATATCGAATAGGTTTAAAAGAATTATGCCTTTATTAGTCGATGTGCCAATGTTCTCAGGTATTAGAATGCATGGTGGTAATACGTCTAAAGACACAGCGGGATGCCCCCTAGTAGCCTTTAACACTGATTACAGTAAGATATGGGGTACAGCAGAAAAGAAGTTAACAAAGCGACTACAACAGCATGAAGGCGATATTTATATCACTATTAAAAACAGGTTCTTTAGTTACGATAAGGAGTTAAAAACAGATACTTAAAATCAATAGAATGGCAAAGACAAAACAAACCGATCCAGTTGAAAAGATGGCTTACGGGCTTCCAATAGTTTTAGACTGGGTAAATTATAAGGGCGTTGATTGCGTGGCTCAGTTCAATTGGGAGGCTTCAAGAAAGGCAAATAAACCCATGATGGATATTAGCTATTGCATGACAAAAGCATTAAATCAAGTGATACTCGAAACGGTGCAATTTGATAAAGGCAAGTTTAAGTCCAGTCATTTAGGCGATGGTAATTGGTAAAAAGTTGAACAATATTGAATAGAAACTTATGAATTGGAAAAAAGCAGTACAAGAAAGCAACAACAACACAGCCGTAAGGGTTGAGATAAGTGGAAATATCAGGAAACACTATGTTCGATATAGCGATGGCACATGCCACGTATTAAAAAACAATGTGGATACTGGTAAAATGATAAATACACAGCCATTTTTTGTTGAGGCAAAAGATGCCGATAAATTTACAGACTGGAAACCGAGTGAGTAATCCCCCACATGTTAAGTAAACACTGAATTAATAGATGATTATTATACTCGTATTGTAACTATAAGGGCAATAAGTAGATAATTAACCCCCATGTAAACACTGAATTAAAAATTATGACAGAAAAAGAAAAGGCAATAGAATTAGTTGAGAAATTTAAAGATATTATTCCGCTTCAAAATAATTTCCAATACATGAGTAAACAATGCGCATTAATTGCATCAAAACTAACCGCCGACACTATTGCGCTGGAAATAACTAAGCATGGATTCTGTGATAAATCAATGCAAACCCTAGGCTATTGGAACGGGGTAACAAAAGAAATTAAATCATTGTAACCCGCCTCCAAAGGGCATTAAACAGATAAGAATGGACAACAGATACGAATTACAACACAAAATAATCGAGATTGTAACAGATGCAATTGAGAATAAAAGGAATAAGAAAGATGTAGCTAATCAAGTAGGTGCAGCACTTCATGTTTACCATAAAGAGGATGAATCCAAATCATCGGGGGAGGGTAAAGAATTGCCAAGTGATGAAGATATATTCCAGAAAAGCTACAAGGCATACGGCGATCTGACTTATAGCGAAGAATCTATCCATGCATTCAATAAGGGTGCAAAGTGGATGAGAAAAAAAATAAAGCAAATTTAACCCATCCTAAAGGGGGTGTAACTGAATAAGAGTAAATAAAATTGTAACTTAGCTATATGAAAACAAACAACGAACTAATACAAAAGCTAAAAAAGTACAAAGCATACAGGCTAAGAGAAGAAAGGCCATTAATAGGGATTAATGCGAAGGCCATAACTAAGTCAATGGTATACGCGGCGACCCAAAAGCATGGATACAGGTATATAATACCCGCCCAAACAGAGCTTTATTTAAGGAACTAAAACAGAAACAATGAGCAAAGAGAAGGATAAGGAAAGAAATTTAGTAGTAAATTTAGAGCCAATTGATAGGGATGAGTTAATAAAGGCATATCTAGAAACGTCAGATAGCGTCCTTTTTAAGGAGGCAGGGATAATCGAGACACCCACGTGTGCAAAAGTAGACCAATCACTCATAAAAAACGATAAATAATCGATGATAAAACAAACCCTATTTAAAAAAGCCCGTCACCACGAAACAAAGGCTAAAGAATATTACAGTAAATTAGAGGCAATGGAAAGAAAGGAAATGCTAATAGGATTTAGGACTAAAAACGACAACAGAATAAGCACAGATAAACACCAAATAATCCTTGATAAATTAGAATTTAGAGACGAGTATTATTACGATAATGATATATAAAATCGATGGCTAAACTAACCGATAAGCAGAGACAATAATAAATGAAACACATACATAAAATATTAAGCAGTATACTAAGTTCATTGGACTATCACATAGTTAGTATCGACAAGGATTTTAAGATGCCACTAATTGGCAGAAATGGAATAGAAACACGTGCCAAGATAGGAAGAAGATGGATATTAAGCTACGTTTATGATATGGTAATACTAACTCACGAGGGTAAGCTAATATCAAAAAACTATAACCACGAGCATCATAAACTAGGGTATGTTTTATATATGCATCCTTATTGTAGAAGAATGGATAACTATTTCACAATAACAAGTGCTTCAAACGCAATAAGTAATGCCTAAACTGGAAGGGAAAATAGACGAGATTATAGACCTAATTGTAGATGGTTGTACTTATCGTGAAATAGCTGATGAATATAAGGTGTCATTAGGTACATTACATAATTTTTTGCATAATGAACATTCCCCGCGCGCTCGCGAGGCCCTAGACTACTCAGCTTCAACTTATGCAGACAAAGCAGAAAACGTCTTAAAAGACATCGACAAAGAGAGTAATACTGTCGAAATGGCTAGGGCTAGGGAGTTATCTAATCATTACAGATGGAAAGCAGGCAAAAGATCACCTAAAGAATATGGAGATAGGGTACAACAAGATGTTAAGCATAGCGGAGAAGTCCTAATTGAATCCGAAAAGGATAGAATTAAGCGCATAGCAGCACTTAAAATTAAATTAGGTGATAAGTGATTACAGACGCTGAACTAATCGAATTAGAAACCCTAGTAGAGATACAAGAACGCTTCGAACTACTCAAAAACCCTGATAATACTACCAATAAAAACTATAGATTTCTTAAAAAAGCCATAGATAACCAAAAATGGGGATTTGATGAGAATGATAAGCCTGTAATTCTTAGTGGATTTGCTGGTGTAGGCCTAGAAGGCAGTAGTCGGAGCACAAAAACTTGGGGTGGTGTCGATTTAATCATATCCCTATGCACAGATAAGCACGAAAAGGACGGATGTATCATAAATATCTACAGGGAAACATACAATGAATTTAAAACAACGCTATATCCCGATTTCGACAGACGATTAGACTACTATGGGCTACCTAATAAATTCAAAGGAGCTGAAGAGGTTAAAATGTTCCGAATAGGCAATAGTAAAATCTATTTTCTAGGCGATGGCAAGCATGGGGGTGGATGTGATTACGCTTTTTACAATGAGATTATGATGATTAAGCAACACGTATTCGACCAGTCAGAAATGCGTTGTAGGATATTTTGGTGGGCAGATTTTAACCCCTCATTTACACATCATTGGTTCTTTGAGAGCGTAGAGAATCGTAAGAATGTAGGCATGTTTCATACTACTTTCAAGGATAATAGGCACATATCACCAAACGAATTAAGTAAAATATTAAGCTATGAGCCTTGGCTACCTGATTCATACGAGATAATAGACCATGTTATTATGTATTTAGGGCGTGAAGTAACCGAGCAACACCAACCCCCACCACATCCCGAGAACACAGAATCGGGTACAGCAGATGAATCTATGTGGAGAATATACGGCCTAGGTTTAAGAGGTGCTATGAAGGGTTTAATTCTTCCAATTGTTAAGTATATTGATAGGTGGCCTGAACATCTACCTAATACATACGGCCTAGATTTTGGCTTTACAGCAGATCAGACAGCCCTAGTACGATATGGTGAAGAAGGTAAAAACATCTATGTAGAGCTACTAATTTACACCCCTATCGACAATGTAGAAGATTTAGACGCTACACTAACAGCTTTAGGAATATCTAAGTACGATCCAATCACAGCAGACAGCGCAGATAGGTACGTTAAAAGCGGTAAAGATGCTGTTTATATGGTACGAGAATTATTTAATTTAGGATGGGAGATTAAAAAAGTGTCTAAGACTAAACGCATAGTGTACTGGTTGAATGAAATGAAGAAATTTAAAGTTCATGTGGTACTAAATAACCTATCGCACTACTTCAAACGAGAGCAACAGAACTATAAATGGAAAGAGGTTAACGGTATTATGATTAACCAACCTATTGATAATTTTGATCACGCCATTACAGCTACACGCTACTGCAAAATGAGCCACGACATAAACAATTTCGAAGTAGAATCTAATTAAAACAAAAATAAATTACGTTCATATGTTCGTAGTATGACATTTATTTGTATCTTTACGGTATTATTAGAAACTACTTTGTTTACAATGAACAGGCGAATAAGGGTCACTGCGCTGGATTCAAGGATGTAAGAACCATGACGTTAATCCCTTCCAAGGATGTTGTTTATTGTAAGGTAAAGAAAGGTGCGATTCCTTTAAGGTTAGCCAAACTTAGCATAGATGCATTTACCCCACTTGGAACTGGGCAAGTAGATTCTAGTAATACAAATGCTAATTTAAACATATAATTATGGAGTGGATAAAAAGAATATTAGGAATAACAGAGTTAGTTAAAGAGCAAATTAAAACAAACGAATTGCTTAATGATATACTAATACAGACTAAAAGAAGCGCAGATTTGAAAGAAAAATACAACGATGCATACCATATAAAATAAGATTTAGAATGAATACACCAAAAGACAGATCGGAGCAAATAAGCAGGTTGACCAATGAGATTGGAAGCCTTTCAGTAGTTGATTACATGATGGAATTAGACTCTAAAGAGAGGTATATAGAGATGTTCGTAGTTGACCATCCTTGGCCTACAAAGAAACTGTCGTACTTATTATTAACACTTCGCGCCACGCTAAACATGAGAGTTAGGGTTGATAGCAAGGAATGGTCTTGTTTCTTCCATAGTATGTACGAAGCAGAAAGCAGTGTTGCGTACGATATATACAAAGGTGCAAATAAAGAAGACTTTGTAGTTACCAACCTAGTAAACTAAAATTATGAGTATAAATTATGTAGACAGAAAGAACGATGAAGAAATAATTGATATTGTGAGAAGTATTTTATCAAATTCACATTTTGAAGTTGAAACTGTAAATGAAGCAGTATTAGTTAAGTTGATGGAGTTAAGAGGTACGCCAATAAAATACAATAAAACACTTAGGGATATTAATAAAGACTTTAAATACTGGCAAAATGAGTAACTACCCCTTAAAATGGCGAGCCTTTAAGAAGGATTTAGGATTAACCAACTCTAAGGTAGGCGATATAATAGGCAATACTAGGGATTCAGTACAGGTAGGTACAGGTTCTAAAAGGGAGTTTGTTAGATGGGCTAAGTTAGCTATATGGGTGCATGAGTATTATACAAAAGAAACAATGGTAGAATATAAGAGTTTAGATTCGTTTTATATGGTAGGTAGGGGTACTGTTTTTCTTGTGAAGAACGACAAGGATAGGGATAGTTTTTCTGATATGGTAGGCAATAGTGTTTTGATAGATGGCTGCGAATATAAAATAAAAGGTGTTGAGTATCACACCTCAATGAATGCTCTTAACAAAGGCTCTAAGATTGGGTTATTAGTAAAAACAAATTAAAATAAATGGATTATGAAAGGATTTATAACTGTAGGTAGTAGTGATGGCGTGATGGACTTCGATGTTTCTAGGCTAGATGTATTGATTAACTTTATTGAGGCTGAAAAGAGATATGGTTACCACGTATATTTAACCTACTTCGATGTAGATAATGTGGAATACCGCGAAACAACAGCATCGTTACAGCCAGAACTACACGTGTTAAATGGAAACTTATCTCTTAAATTCGACAGTCAAATAATATCTAAAGATTCTCACGACAAAATAACTCATTTATTTAAATCATTGTATAATATATGAACAAAATACCCCGCTTTTTAGTTGATTGGCTATTAGCCTTTCCACTAACCCTAAGTAGTTACAGTAAGTACGGATTTATTAAAGTACTAGGAGCTTTATTATTTATTCCTTGGATGATATTTCTATATGAAATAGTACGTTATTTTGTATTGAAATTATGGTTAATTACCTAGTAAAGACGTATCTTTATATAAACAACAATTAAACGATTATGGAAATGTTTATGATAATAAGAATAAATAAAATGTTTTCCAGTGCAGGATGCTACAGGATTGAAGCAATGGGCTATACCGAAAAAGACACGGCTCTTGCAGACGTTAAAAACCATGACAAATCAGAGGATTTTATAGTGGTTTCTTATTTTATTAACCCCACCTAAATAACAAAGCGCTATGGAAGAATCAAAAGACGATTTACCAAGAGGGGGTTATTTAAAAGTGATTCATGAAAGAGTTGCCTATATTGATCCAGACCAATACGAATCAATAAAAAAAGTAACCAAAAGTGAACTACTTAAGATAGTAAAAGACTATGAAAAATCAAGATAAATTAAAGATACCTATGGAATGGGTAAAACCAGAAGATGAATTACCAGAAGAGGGTGTTAAGGTAATTGTATTAACAGATCACTACACCAAATACCCCGATAATTGCTATACGGGGTTGAAATGGGGTAGTATCTTTCACTTCTCGGATACTCCTAAGCGAGACAGGATAGACTTTAGTAGCGTAACCCACTGGATGCCTTTACCCTCTCCACCCAAAGAATAGAACAATGAACTGGTTAAGAGACTTTATTAAAAACCTATTTAGAGAAGGCAAGATTAGAACGTATGATTGCAGTTGCGGAAAGACGTTTGAAGTAGTAACTAATATTTACGATAAAACAGATTCAGGCATGGGGTACTGTGATTGTAGAGAAGAAAAGGTTTGGATTAATTGAGACTAACTAAAGAATAAGATTATGGCAGGAACAAGCAACGCTATATATATCGGTAAAAGCAAGAAGTATAAGTATGTCTCCATAGAGCAATTAAAAGGAGAATTGGTGTATAGGGGGAGGGTTGGTAAACAGTATAGTAATCGATTCAAGACAGAAAGAGAGGCGGCAATATTTGCAGACATGGCACTGATAAACCAAGGCAGAGAACCCGTAAATATATTTGTACGAAAACCCCAAACAAAGCCTTGATACTGGTAAATAAAAAGCGTATATTTATAATGTTCTTTTCTGGCCTCGGTAGTAATAGTGGTTCAGAATATGCGCCCCAAAAGGGAGTAAGACGGGAGTTCGAACCTCCCCTGTTGTTAGAATAGAGCATTATGTTTTACAAAAACATTACGGCATTAAACCCTTTCTTC